CATAAGAAGAGTTGTTTAATTCTGCTTTCCCCATGTTTTGATTGTATTGTTGTTGCTGTGCTGAATTTTGGAATCCTGCCCTTTGTGCCTCTAAATCTGCTAATCGTGATTGTTCTTGTCCTGCCCCTAAAATTGCACTCATGCGTGCATCGTTTGATTGCGTACTTAGATTGTTCATTGCACTGTCGTATGCTTGTGAGCCGATGCGAATCCCTTGTTGTGCAAGGCGTGCGGTCATTGCCTCTCTATCGCTGTTAAGCTGTGGATTTAGGCGTGCCATTAAAGTATCTTCCACACGTTGCCTATCTTTTGAAAAATCAGTTCCGTATGTTTTTGTTATGCCCCCTGCATCGCCGACACTTGATTGTATGTATCTATTCGAATCCTTAAGGTCTTGTAATTCAATCGGCTTTAAATTATATTCAGGTCTTGCACCCAGTGATTTTATATCAAATGGTTTGCTTAAGTATTCGTTTAATTTTGACGATTGATTTGACGCAAGCGAACCCATATTATATTCTGCTTGGTCTGTAACATTTTTTATCTTTTGTTGCGATTTTGACAACGCTTGTGTCGCAGTATATGTCGGCAGGTCATATTTTACTTTGGTCAAGGGGTCTGTGTATTTGTAAGTACCGCTTTGATTGTATGTAAGCGTACCGTCGGGCGTTACTTGGTTGACATTATTGAATTGTTGCTGTGCAATCGCCGTTCCAATATTGCTTGATGTCTGCCCTGCCGCAGTCTGAATTGGGTCGGGTGCTTTGGGTGCTTTTTTCCCCATATAATTCCTTATTGCAAAATTTTGAATTTAACCAGTCATTGCGTTTTAGCGTTGCAATGACCGCATTTCCTCCGTCTTTGAATAAGTCGGGTATTTTAACCATATTTCCGTTTAAAGATTTAAACAACCTTGTAGATTTGTCATTGTCTTCGTCAAAAGTAGCACGGATTAACCGAACGCCTAACTGGTTGTAAGGATAATCAAAAATAACATTTAAATTATATTTTGTAAACCATTTATTGCTTATTCCATAACATGAAAGCTCTATGCTGTTATATTGTGGGTCAAAATTATGGTAAACAACGCCACCTATAATGCCAATATCGAGATTGCCAAAACCCAACCCTTGGGCATGGCTCTCAAAATTCCCGTCGCCTTGCCAAATACCATTTGCAACAAAATTAATAATTAACTCCTGATTGTCAATAAATGGCTTTGTCATGCTATGTTTTTACCTTGTTTATATGCTAAATCAATACCAATTAATTGGCAATCCAATTTATAAGGCTGAGCCGATGATAGTTGCACAGTAGGGGCAAATACCTCGCCCTGCCCACTAGCCCCAATCCAATTCTCACGAATTAATGATATGTTTTCGTCTGATGCCCAGTTTGCTAAATCCCACGTTGCCAAATCCCAATCAGAACCGTCAAAATTCTGCAACTGAATCACATTGGGTGGATTGTCAAATGCAATATTATAATTTGTTGCAACACTTGCTTTGCTAATAAAATCATTATTATAAGCCCATATTTCTTTTATGCGTGTTGCGTTTTTAAAGCCTGCTTTCACACCAAAAGATAAAAAATTATAACACAACTTAGCTTCAAATAATCTATCATTATCATCAAACCCCCCCGAGTCTCCACGGTAAACCCAACCATTCGCACCGCCAAAAAACAAATTACAATCGGTGATTAAAATTGAATCAACTTCCCAACCTTTAATTTTAGCCCAAGCCCCAGTTTCTAAATTAAACACATAAACTGTATTTAAAGGCGTAGGCAAAGATATGAAAACTAAATTTGAATTATTGCAATTTGCTACTTTATAAACATCGTTTGATTGCAAATTTAAAACATCGTATTGCCAATCTTTTTTTATGTTTTTAGATAAATCTTCAATTGTTTCTTGCTGTTTTTGCATGATTGCATTGATTGATAAAAAGCCGTTTCTTGTGGCAACCATAATATCGCCATACACTTTAACGTGCGAATTTTTACCTAAAACATAGCCAACATTAAAAACACCGTCCAATCTAAAAGAATTTAAATCAGCAGGGTCGCCACTGTAAACTGCAAATTCACCTTTGTTTGTAAAAAATACGCATCTGTCATTAAAGCCTGCACCGCTATCAGATGATAATGTAGCACCGAACAACAATGACCCACCGTTTTTAAATATTCCTGTCAATGGCAACTTAACCGAAGCACCGCCAATGGAATTTATAGGCATGTACCACGCATTCCTACTGTTTTTTTCAATGTAAAAAACACGGTTGTTGTAATTCCAAACATGAGAGAACAAATTTGTATTTATACCTGTAATAGAAAACGGTGTAGAAGTACCATTTACTAATTGCCAAGCCGTGCCATTGTAAACTTGTAAATTATCGACACCATTAACCAATAACAAAAAATTCCCGCCGTCAGTTTGCGTTTCTAAATGAGAATAATCAGACCCAGCTCTACTCGCAAGTGAAGCCGTTGTTAAAACTGTTCCGTCAGGCGTTGCTTCGGTGTATTTGTAAATATTTGTTGCTGTACACGCAAAATATTCAATCTCTGTGACATCATTATATGAAAATAAATATTTAACCGAACTTGGAATATTGACACGTCGAACGCTACCCCCACGAACCCTTACGCCGTTTGTTGTTGGTATAAAATTTTCTAAAACACAACAAGACGCTTCTTTTTCGCTATCTAATAAACCAGACGTTATCAATCCTAAAATAGGGGCAGGGTATCTGTAAACCTGTTCATTCGCATCGTTACCTTGCGATTGCACACGAGAACCAGTTTGCAAAACATTTACCCTACCGCTTTTTATCATTACAAACCCTTTGACGCTTCTGATTCTGTTGCTATTAACGCTTCATATTCCGCTAATTCGTCTGTATATGGCAAACCCTTTTCACGCTTCCACCGCCAAATAGCCCCTTTACTCAAAAGACTTTCGGGGATTAATGGAATGTCAGAATTTTCAATTATTTCATTTTTATTGCCAACAATCCAGTTGTTGCTAAAATAATAAAATTTTGCCCCATCAGAATCAAGCGTTTTAGAAAATTCAATTTTATTGTCATTAATTATTGCGTAATAAATAAGACTTGTGCCTGCCTTTATTGACTGCCACAATGCTTTACTTGTGATTAATCTACAAGGAATATAATTTGCTTTATTTAAAACAATACCGCCACTTAAAGATAATTGCTGATAATCGCTTGGCAAAATATGATTGTCAACATTCCCAATGGTTAATTCTGTTTTTATTAATTTATCCCAACGCACACGACGTGACAACTCTACCCCTGTTTCATTCAAAAATGCCTTTATCTGTATAAAATCATTATCCGTGCTAGACAAATTAATAACATCTTTACGCAAATTTATGACATTTAAAACCGTTTTTACAATCATTTCTGCGGTCATACGACACCTCGTGCGGTCATAACCATATTTGAATACCTTTTAATGTTATCATCGACTTGGTAATCATACAACAATTCAGATAAATAATTTTTATAAATAATCGTATTTTCAATGTCATTTTTCATTTGATACGCTTGCATTAACAGTGCTGTTAAATAAATATTGGGGTCTGCATCAAGTAACCAGTTTGTATTGCTTGCATTTAATGACGGTATTTTTTTGTAATAATCCAAAGCAACATTTTCAATGATTGGATTGTGATATAATTTATTTGTTTCAATATAAAAACCATAAAAATTATTATCTTTAATTTTTTCTTTTGAAAATTGCCCCGATGATAAGTTTAATCCTTGTTTAACTTCGATTATTTGCAATAAATCAGCAGGCAATAATCCCATTCCGTTTAAATCTAATGTCAAAACTACACTTTCAAACATTTCAGATACACGCAACTGCTTTTCAATAATTTTTTCTGCCATGCCAATAGCAATAGAACTGCGGGGAATTAAATCCTCGTAACCACTTCTTGTGACAACCTCTGCTAATAACTCAATTTTATCATTTATCATTATCTAACCTTAAAAGCAGAGTTGTCGTAATCATCTATAAAACGATTGATATATTTTTGGTCATTTTGACGTGTTGCCTCAGCTAAATGTTCCCAAAAAATAACTTCAGGAATTGACGCAA